ACAACGCCGGTCAGTTGGCAAATGCCAACTTCGACCGATTTGGTCACGGATTTGCCAGCAGACTTTGAAACCTTTGGTCAAGCCGTTGCCACTTCAATGGCTGATTTGCTTGGTGGAACGACTGGTCAAATTCTTTCAAAGGCTTCAAACACCGACATGGATTTTACTTGGATTACAAATGACGTTGGTGACATCACTGCCGTTACGGCTGGCACTGGTATTTCAGGCGGTGGCACTTCAGGCGCAGTCACAATTACAAATTCAATGGCAACTGCAATCACAACTGCTGGCGATACTCTTTACGGAACTGGAAGCGGAACATTTAGCCGCTTGGGTATCGGTTCAACTGGTCAAGTCTTAACTGTCGCAGCTGGTGTTCCATCTTGGGCAACTGCTTCCAGTGGTGCGGTAGTTCAAGTAAAAAATTATAGTTATACCGGACAAACTATTGTTGCAAGTTCTACTTTTTCCGATAGCGGACTTACTGTAACAATTACGCCAACATCGGCAAGCAACAAAATTTTAGTATTTGTTACTCATAGCGGTTGCGGAAAATACAATAGCAACACTGGCTTGCAAGTAAGACTTCTTAGAGGTTCTACAACAATTGCAAACATTGAAGCAAATGGCGGTTCTACAGGAACAACTGCAAGCAATTTATTTGGTTCTATTGCAGCTAATTATCTTGATTCACCAGCAACAACATCAGCAACAACTTATAAAACTCAGATTGCAAGTCAAGCGAATTCAGGTTCTGCGTATTACAACGATGCTACTTCACCGGGTTCAACTTCAACAATTACAGTAATGGAGGTAACACCATAATGGCCACTAACATCGAAGTATTAAACTTTTTACGACCTCAAGGCGGTTATGTTGCAAGTGGCTTGGAGTACGAAGGTATCGAATTTGTGGATTGCGAGCCTTTTACAAAGGCAGAATTTGAGGATGCTTTTTCTGCTTTTGATGCTTGGAAAGCCGCGCAAGATGCACGGGCAGCGGCAGACAAGGCAAGCGCAACTGCAAAACTTGAAGCACTTGGTTTAACTGCTGACGATTTGAAGGCATTAGGTTTATGACATACCCGCAAGGTACTTCAGCTGCGCTAATTGAAATTGCAAAGGCTGAAATTGGCACAATTGAGGAAGGCGACAACCTAACCAAGTACGGCAAATTTACAAAAGCCGACGGTTTGCCGTGGTGTGGTTCATTTGTTAATTGGTGTGCAAATGAAGCAGGTGTGAAAATTCATTCAGTTGTGGGCACTGCTATTGGCGCACATAAATTCAAAGAAATCAACCGTTGGTCAAACATGCCGCAATTGGGTTATGTCGCTTTCATGGATTTTCCACATGACGGTGTTGACCGCATTTCACACGTTGGAATTGTTGTTGGTTTAATTGACGACAAGCAGTGCGTAACGATTGAAGGCAACACCAGCGGGACAGGCGACCAACGCAACGGCGGCATGGTCATGGTAAAGGTTCGAAAAATCGGGACTGAGATTGTTGGCTTTGGAATTCCAAAGTTTGTTCCTTACAAGGGCGAATTTCCAACAATAGAAATGCCAAAATCGGGAGTAACACCGACAAAGGAGAAAACAAAAAAATGGACAAAGCCAAAGCCTTAATCGCTTCATGGGCACGCTCATTCATGGCAGCCGCGCTCGCCTTATACATGGCAGGTGTGACAGACCCAAAGACACTTGCAATGGCTGGCATTGCAGCAGTCGCACCAGTTATTTTGCGCTGGTTAAACCCGCAGGATAAGAGTTTCGGGTTATCGGGGAAGTAGCCCGAAAAATCACGGCAGCAGGATTGGCTTGGGCACTTGCGCTAATCCTGACTGCTTGTGGTTATCAGGGTTGGACACGTTATGAGTGCCAAGAATTCATCAACTGGGAAAAACCCGAATGTAACAAACCGCAGTGCGTCCCTACTGGAACTTGCACTGAAGACATCATTGGAAAAGAATTCCCACAAAGTAGCCCGACGCCGAACCCCTGAGGACGTACACGCGCAGCTGATTTTGATAATTGGCGCAACCCTTGCGGCGGTGTTTTTAATTGTCACTTTGGGCATTACATATGCCCTCATTTTCGTAACCCAGCCAATTGGGGCACAAGCACCAAATGACGCAGCATTTATTGACTTGTTGAAAACACTGGCAATTTTCTTGACTGGTTCATTGGGCGGGGTACTTGCTGGAAACGGACTGAAATCCAAGCCAAAGCCGTTAGACACGCCGACAAATACGCAAGGTTCTTGACGGCGCGTTGTTCATGCGTCACCCTAAATTCAGGTGGTAAGACTTATCACCAAGAATCGGGAGAATTCAAAATGGTTGTTGACTTATTAGACCCGCAGACATTGCGGGCATTGTTCCTCATTGGCGTGCTTTGCGTCATGGCGGCAGCAGTCGGTTATTCAATGGGACATAAAGACGGAAGCCGTGAAGGCTATACACGCGGGCGTGCAGTCAGCCGCCACATTTCGCAGTCAAACAGGGCGGTTAAATAAATGGGATTTTTGGATAACTACGAAGGAAACAAAGAACGCACCGACCGTTGGATTGCCACTTTTCCACATGGAATCATTCACGCCGTCATTGAACAATTTGACGCTGAAAAGGGTTACGTTTTGGTGAAGGCAATGGGTTATCGAAATCAAGAAGAAACCATTCCCGCGGACATAGATTATGCTTACGGTTTTTTGGCTGCTTACAACCCAAACATGAAGCGCTGGTTTGTTGAGGATACGGTTACAAGCGCAAAACTTAGGGTTATGGCTAACCTGTTAGGTGGAACAGAAAAAGCCACAAAGGAAACAATGCAACAAGTTGAATCCATGAGTGCAAAACTTGCAACGGCTGACCCGGCAAAGGATTATGACTACTGGACAACCAAGTTTGGCGAAGTGCCCAGTTACAAGACTGAAGAAGACATGGAAGCAGCTGGTGTTCCAACCCTGGCTTCAGGCGTCGCAGAAATTGCAAAACAACTGGGCGGTGAATTGGTTGCCGAAGCACCACAATGCCGTCATGGACACCGTGTTTTCCGCAGCGGAAACAGTGCAAAGACTGGCAAGGACTGGGCAAATTACTCATGCGTAGGACGCAAGCCTGACCAATGCGACCCAGTGTGGTTAGTACTAACAAGTGACGGAACATGGAAGCCACAAATATGACAAAACAACGCTTAATCAAAATACTGGTCTGCATTGAAATTGTCTTGGTTTTGTTGATGATTGGGGCGACATTCCTATGAGCGATTACATGGAAATAGTCAATCCTCAAACCATGATTGGCAAACTGCTCAAGAATGGCGAAGTGGTTGAAGAATACAAAATGGAACAATGCGACAGGTGTTCAATGCTCACAAGACTTGACGCATTTGGTTACCAAAAAGGCTACGGCAATGAAAAGATTATTTGGTTTTGTAAGGACTGCCGTTGAAAATGACATTGACCCGCGAAGAAGAATTTACGTGCCACGACGCAGCAATTCATTTGGCAAAAGCCAACACTGATTATTGGCAAACACGGTCGGGCGGTTACTCAACTGATAAATCACTTCATGACCTTATTGCACAAGACGCCCAAAGTATTGGCAGCGAATGGGTAGTTGCAAAATACCTTAACGTTGATTTTGACCCATTTGAGCAGAAAGGCAAAACAAAGGCTGACGTTGGTTCACACTTTGAAGTGCGCTGGACTAAGTATCTTGCAGGTCAGCTGATAATTCATGAATACGACCGAACTGACGACGTGGCAATCCTAGTGACTGGCGAATCACCTCATTATTTCATTGCGGGTTGGATTCCCATTGCAATGGCAAAGCGTCCAAAGTACCGTCACACCAAACAACCTAATTGGTGGGTTACGCAAATCAACCTGCAACCGATTGAAAACCTTAGGAGAAGTAACTATGGAAACAATCCAGTTTGAATGTCGAAAGTGCAAAAAGATCACAAAACAGATCATTCACAAGATTACGGACAACCTGCCAACAGGTTTTGCACCCCTGTGCATAAGGTCTGTGGATAACTAATCACTGATGCCCCCAGCCTTTACCCTTGAATTGAATCCCAAAGGTTGAGTAGGTGCGGCTCATGTTTTGCCCGCAACAGATTGGTTGGCGTTCCTCATGGATTGACTTATCCACTTCAACACTGATTTGGCACACCGTGCATTTAAATTCATAGATCGGCATTTGAAGTCCCTATCTGTGCAACCCCCATGACTTCGCACTTGGTGCATTGAATCACTTCGACACCAGTTGGCAGGTTGTCCGTAATCTTGTGAATGATCTGTTTCGTGATCTTTTTGCACTTTCGACATTCAAACTGGATTGTTTCCATAGTTGCTTCTCCTAAGGTTTTCAATCGGCTGAAGGTTGATCTGTGTAACCCACCAATTTGGTTGCTTACTGTGTCGGTATCGTGGACGTTTTGCCATTGCAATTGGAATCCAACCAGCAATGAAGTAATGAGGTGATTCACCAGTCACAAGAATTGCCACGTCGTCAGGTCTGTCGTATTCATGAATTATCAGCTGACCTGCAACGTACTTTGTCCAGCGCACTTCGAAGTGACTGCCTACGTCGGCTTTTGTTTTACCCTTTTGTTCAAATGGGTCAAAATCAACACCCAAGTATTTTGCAACCACCCATTCGCTTCCAATACTAGACGCGTCCTGTGCAATCTGATCGTGAAAGGATTTGTCTGCCGTGTAACTACCTTCCTTCCATTGCCAATAGTCTTTGTTTTCTTTGGCTAATTGCAAGGCTGCTTCATGACAAATAAATTCTTCTTGTCTTGTCAGCGTTATTTTCATCTGCAATCCTTGCAAAACCAAATGACCTTTTCATTGCCAAAACCTTTTTGATAACCAAAGGCGTCATGACGCGTCAGAATTGAACACTTGTCGCATTGTTCCATTTTGTATTCTGCAACCACTTCACCGTTTTTGAGCAATTTTCCAATCATGGTTTGCGGGTTGATTATTTCCATGTATTCGCCCATTTGTCACACCTGTGGCTTCCACTTGCCGTCGCTACCCAAGACGTACCAATTGGGCGCGCACTGGGTTGCCTTAGTCCGTTCGGTGCAGAAATAGCCGCCCCAATTCTTCGGTGCCCCTTCATGTGCTTGTTTCCAAATTCTGTGACCATGAGCGCATTGCGGTGCTTCGGCTACTAATTCCCCACCCAGTTGTTTTTTGATTTCGTCCATGCTTGAACCCAATGAAGGAATTCCTGACTGTTCGGCTTCCTCAGCTGATTTGTAACTTGGAATTTCACCAAATTTTGTTGTCCAATAATCTATTGAATCAACGTTTGCAATCTTCGCTGGTGTCTTTTCGACTTGTTCCATGATTTCGCGGGTTGATCTATCAGCCCCGCCCATAACCAATTGTTGAACGCGCATAATTGCGCTGGTCACTGTATCTTCGCAAAACCAACGTTTCATGTTTTGCTGATACGCGCCTTGATAACCGTAAGCGTAGTCAATGCCCGCTGGGTGCAGGTCAGTGTCGTTGCGAAATGCTTTTGCTTCAACAAGCACGTAACCCTTTTCAGCACTGAATTCAACAATTCGGGTTTCAATGCGACCTGTTGGGTAAGTTTTCAACCAGCGTTCTAAACGCTCACGGCTCGCTTCGTAATTATCCAAAAACCCCATTTATTTTACCGCCTTGTTTGCCTGTGAAATGTGACGATTGACGGCGCGACCGCGAATGTAACCTTCACGGCTTCCGTCTTTGTGTCCCATTGCATAACCGACCGCCGCTGACATAACTAACAAAATGACCAACAGGGTCAAACGACCTAATGTTGCTGGGTCTAATAGATCAAGTACCATTTTGAATTCTCCCGATTCTAGGCGGTAACTGCTACCACCTGAGGTCAGGGTGACGCATGATTGGCGCGCGGTCAAGAACCTTGCGTGTTTGTCGGCGTGTCTGTTGGTTTTGGCTTAGATTTCAGTCCGTTACCAGCAAGAACACCGCCCAATGAACCAGTCAGGAAAATTGCCAACGTTTTCAATAAGTCAATGAACGCTGCGTCATTTGGTGCTTGTGCCCCAATCGGTTGAGTAACAAAAATTAGCGCGTAGGTTATGCCCAAAGTTACAATCAAAAAAACGGCTGCAAGTGTTGTGCCAATTATCAAAATCAGCTGAGCATGTACGTCTTCAGGGGTTCGACGTCTTGCCGCTTTGTTCGAATTCTTTTCCAATGATGTCTTCAGTGCAAGTTCCAGTAGGGACGCACTGCGGTTTGTTGCACGCTGGTTTTTCCCAGTTGACGAATTCTTGGCACTCATAACGTGTCCAACCCTGATACCCACAAGCAGACAGGGTTAGTGCAAGTGCCCAAACCAACCCTGCCGCCGTGAGTTTTCGGGCTACTTCCCCGATAGTCCGAAACTTTGATCTTTTGGGTTTAACCAGCGCAAAATGACTGGTGCGACGGCTGCAAGCCCTGCCATTGCAAGTGTCTTTGGGTCGGTCACGCCCGCCATGTATAAGGCAAGTGCGGCTGCCATGAATGATCGTCCCCATGAAGCGATTAAGGCTTTGGCTTTGTCCATTTTTTCGTTTTCTCCTTTGTCGGTGTTACTCCCGATTTTGGCATTTCTATTGTTGGAAATTTGCCCTTGTAAGGAACAAACTTTGGAATTCCAAACCCAACAATTTCAGTTCCAATTTTACGAACCTTCACCATGACCATGCCGCCATTGCGTTGATCGCCTGTCCCGCTGGTGTTGCCCTCAATCGTTACGCATTGCTTGTCGTCAATCAAACCAACGACAATTCCGACGTGTGAAATACGATCAACGCCGTCATGTGGAAAATCCATGAAAGCGACGTAACCCAATTGTGGCATGTTTGACCAACGCGAAATTTCTTTAAATTTATGTGCGCCAATTGCAGTGCCAACAACTGAATGAATTTTCACACCCGCTTGTGCTGCACACCAATTGACAAATGAACCACACCACGGCAAACCGTTTGCTTTTGTAAATTCGCCGTATTTGGTCAGGTTGTCGCCTTCCTCAACCGTGCCAACTTCAGCTGCTGCGACTTCGATCAACCGTGCGTTTGTGCCTTGCGGGTAAGTCATGACAACAATGCCGCAACTTCTTCAGTCGTTAAACCCAGTTTGGTAAGAACGGACGTTTATTCTTTAGTGTCGGCATTGGCAACGTCGGGTCTTGGGTACATTTATGAAGACGCACAAGGTCGAATTGGTTACGCTGACAGTACCCACCGCACCAATTACCTTGCGGCAAATGGTTATGTTGATCTTGACGCAAACCACGCCCGCGCCGCCTCACGGTCCTTATCCATTACCATTGAACTGCTCCTTTAGGTTGCGGATGTCCTTACAGGCCGCCAGCAATACGCTGTTTGTGCTATCGGACAGGTGGTTTTCTGACCATGCCTGAACGGTTTCGGCAATGCTCTCCACAATCATCGGCCCTGCGACTGCGAGGGCTGCTCGGGCGTCCTTGCGATAACCTTCTTGGGCGAGATCTGATAATTGGCTCCAGAAGCCTTCCTCAAATTCGCCGTCACACATAGCCCGCGCCATCGCCTCAACTATCTTATCCATTTGTGTTCTCCATGAGATACGGCTCGCACAGTTCAAGCGGACAAAGCATCTCGGTGACTGTTCTCTCCCCATCGCTTCCGTCTTTCCGGTTGATGGTTTGCAGGCCGATAATGTTTTGATGACCTACCCCGCCAAGGTAGATGCCAGTAATGCGCCAGATGTCAGCTTCCGCCGATCCGCGCGGCTTGATGATGTAGTCGCCGGGTTTCATGTTGTGTTCTCCATGAGAGAGCGGAGATACTTCCGCCACCAAAACGCGCCACGTTCGCCATCCGGTTTCTCGCCAAACTGGCAGCCCTGTAGTGGCCCCACGCCAAGCAGGAACTCAATGACCGGCGAATTGCGTATGTCGGCCAACCCCTCCTCCAACGCCTTCACCCGCTCGGCTTGGGTTTCAATCTCATGCCCGCGCAAATACCAT